TATTAGTTTCATACCTTGTTATGCCTTTAGAAGAAAGATAATTGCTAAACAAACTAACACCATAAGCGACAATTAGTAAAATTAAAATAGCACCAATACCATAATCATTCCATAGCTTTTTTAAAGATGTAGTCATTATATAAAATTAATGATAAAATAAATTTTGTAATTTGCATATAATTTCTTAAAGTAATTCAAAAACAAAATCTACATTTGATATTTTTGTAAATCACTTTCTGTTGTTTCTTCTATTTCATTATCTATATCACTTTCTTCGTCTAATATATCAATTAAGTATGTTTTCTTAATATTCTTCGCTTTTAAAAAAGCAGTTATAGCATTTATTTTTGCTTCTTTTGCTTGATTTCTGGCTTCTTTATATAAATCATAATAAACTTGATTTGGTTTTTTTAATATAAAAGTGTCTAAATCGTCTGTATCTAAATTAATATTTAATTCTTGTAAATCATCATTATTGTTGTTTTCTGTTTTTAAAGTCATTTCTTCTAAAGTATTACTAAATTTATTGTCATCATATAATAAATTATCCATATTGGTATTTTCCGGCTCAACATTTGTGTTCAAATTATGTGTTTTTTGTGTTTTAATTAAACAATTTTCAAATAAATGATCGTTTTTTAAAACCATTATTTGTTTCATTTCTATTTCTATTTGAAAATGTTTAGATGTAAATTTAATTCCTTGAATTTCTAAAATAGAATTAATATATGTTTCATTTGTTACATCTTCAACATTCATTATGTGCTCATTTTCATTATATATTTTAATGATAGGCGTATTTTTAGTAACCTTAATATTTGTCCTTAATAAGTAACATTTACCCGATTTGTAAATCCGCATAACAGGATTAAATGTAGAATCTACGTCATTTTTATCTAGCGTATTTTGAAACCATTCTTCGCTTTTATCAAAAATAAGTGTTTTACACGTTTCTTCTAAATTTTCAAACCAATTTATAAGAATTTCTGAACTATTATCAAATATTAAATCACAATAACATTTTTTTCCGCCTGCTGTATTTACAATACCTTGTTTAGTTAAACTATTATTAGTTTGTATGAATAAGGGTTTGCTATTAAGCAACAATCTTGTAAAATATACATCGGAATGTGTTCCTACTAACTGAACATTATCTAAAGATAGTTTAGTAAAATCAAAATTATTGTCTGGTTCAATTATATTATCCATTAGTATAAATCACTAAATATTTTTATATTATTTTTGTTAATAATAAATATGACAGAAACATTAGTTCAGCAATGTGTTAATTTTTTAAAAAGGGAAGATATCAAAAATGAAATTAAAAAATTATTACAACCTTTTATTTATTTTATTTTAAATGAAATTAATCCTTACATATATATCATAATATCAATACTATCTGTAATGTTTTTAATGTTATTAACAATAATAATACTTTTAATAAATATTTTGCGTAAAAAATAATTTTTTAGAAGTATAATATATAATGAGACATCAAAAAAAAACTAGACGTACGCTTAAAAACAAAAAATCTAGGGGAGGTAGCACTTTAGGAAGTATTCTTAGCCAGGCAGTTGTCCCATTTGGACTTTTAGGATTACAACAAACTTATAAGAAAAGAAAACATAATAAAAATAAAACATCTAAAAAAATTTAATTTCTGTTTTATTTATATAAATGCCAAAAAGTGTTCATAAAAAACGCCAATCAGGTGGCCAGTATTCTTCTGCTTCATCATACGGTATGTATGTAAATGGTAATGTAGATGACCAATATTCCAGGGTGTTTTCACAAACGGGACCTTATTCTGGTATTCCAGGTAACTTGTCAATCGGTGCACAAGGTCAAAATGCAGGTGTTCCCCCATCAGTTACTACAAGTTTATCACAAAAAGCAGGTAAAAGAAGAAGTATGATGAAGCGTGCAGGTATGAAGAAATCCAAAAGTATGAAGAAAATTGGAGGTATGAAGAAATCCAAAAGTATGAAGAAAATTGGAGGTATGAAGAAATCCAGAAGTATGAAAAAAACAAGAAGTATGAAAAAACACTAGATAATATATAATAATTTAGAGTATAAATAAATAAATAACAAACAAATGTAACGTTTGTTATTTGTAAAAATCACGTAAAAATTGAAAGGTGACAGTTACAATTACATAAAACAAATTTATACTGATAATTTATAAATATATGTGTTACAAAAGTTATATTATGATTATGATTTATTGTATTTACTTAAGAATTCTTTAATTTTATTAGCATATTTATTTTTTGGACTATTATTTTCAATATTATTATAATATTTATGAATATAACTTACATTATTAATATTTTCATTTCTAAATAATCCGTTATCATCTCTTGGTAATAATATTTTTCTATTTTTAAAACTTTCTTCTGATTGATAAACATAATGCGCTATATATGCTGATGAATTAAAATATTCAATTGTGTTATTATTCATTGCATAATTATCTTTCATTATATTATTATTTGTATCAAAACATCTATTAGGATTTATCATATTGTAATAATGTGGGTTAACTGAATTAATAATTTTATTTGGTCTTACAAAGGACTTCACATGATTATTTAAACATAACTCTGACCGTGTATAACTTTCTAAAATTAATCCGTCGGGTTCTTTTGTTAAATAGTTCGAACCAAACATAAGCCAATTAACACCTAAAGAATCCGCTTGATTATACAAGTTCAAAAAATCTTTAACACCTTTGAACTTTTTATGTAAAATAATAAATTCATCTGAATCTAAATATATAAACCAATCGATATTTAATTTTTTAGATATTTGTATAGCATCATTCATTAGTGTAATTTTAACAGGGTTTTCCATATGAGATACATTAATAACCTTAACTTTTTTGTCAAAATTTACAAAATCTCTCTCAATAGGAGTATTTGATTTATGGTCAAATATGATTATATGGTCAAACCCAATTAATATATGATGTGCTGCCCATTCTTTAATATGACATTCATTTCTTGCATTTGTAAAAACAGCAACTTTATTAGCAATGATATTAACTTTATTTTCTATAATATTTTTTTTCATAACAAAATTGGGTCCTATTATTTTTTGTGTAAGCATTTTTTTTATAAAATATTAATATTTTATATTATGAATTTTGAAACACAAATACAAGAATGGGTAACAGTTGATAATAAAATAAAACTATATAATGAGCAACTAAATATATTAAGAAAACAAAGGACTGAATTAGAGCAAAACATAACTAATTATGCTTCAAAAAATAATCTGTATGATTCAGTAATTCAAATTTCAGATGGTAAGCTTACATTTATAAATTCAAAAGTAACGCCACCATTAACATTCAAATATCTAGAAAATTCTTTAGGAGAAGTTATTAAAAACAATGAACAGGTTAAAATTATTATGAATCATTTGAAAAAAAATAGAGAGATAAAAAATACACAAGAAATAAAGAGATATTATTATAATTAAATTTTATTTGTTTAGTTATATGGAGAATTATAATGATAATTTTACAGTTGATGATATGATTTTTAGTTTAGATGGCAATGACAATATAACTGGTGGAGGATTTTCTGTAAATTCATTTATGATGAAAAAAGGAATTTCTCCAATTATAACATTAAATACTGGTTCAACATCTAAACTAAATAATTTAAATAACGTATCTAATATATTTGATAACCTTGCAATACCTAATTGGGTTATATCATATAATGAAGGTATTCGAGTTCGTGATAGATATAATAGGGATTATTATGAAGAGGATGACGTTATAACCGATAACTTATATAATAAACTACTTGACTTAGTGAAACCAATACAACACGATGATGAACAATCACACATCAAAGAAAATGATGACAAACCAATACAACACAATGATGAACCAATACAACACAATGATGAACCAATACAACACAATGATGAACCAATACAACACGATGAGGAACAAAAACAAATCAAAGAAAATGATGAAATCTTTAAAAATAAAAAAAAAGTATTAAAAACAAGAAAGAGAAATATAAAAGTACCAGTGCATATTACGCAGCATTCAAAAACAAAAAAACATATTAAACTTGCCCCCACAAATCATAACTAAAAGGAGAAACAATAATTTGGTCTATATGATTTTTCCAATAATCAACTCTTTTTTGAAACGCAATGTCTTCTTTTGTTTTTGGATAAGGAGACTCTATTTTCATTAAGTTGTTTTCATCTTGTGTTATTTTAGGTTTATAACCATAACAATTTACTCCAAAATTCACGTTTGGATTAGCTATATATCCACCATTTACTCCAGGTCTTCCGCAGTCGTGTTCGTGACCCTTAATCTTTTGTAAATTATCGAATGTTTTTTGTTGTGTAGGGAATAAAATCATTTGACCATCTGACCATCCGTAGTTACACCATTCGCCACCATTATTGTATGAATCTTCAACTTGTTTATATGTTGCTAGTGTTGACCCATATGCGTTACACAATGCTTTTGCATTATCGTAATCATACACATTGCCTGGTATATTAAATACTTGTTTTCTAAAATTAATATTTGGTACATTTGTTGAAATTTCTGTATTCTGTTTTTGGTTAACAATGATATCTACTTCTGGAGTATTTGTAAAAATATTTTTAAGATATGCAACAACATTAATACTAAAAAAATACTGAAAAGCGTTTATTAAAAGTAATATAATTAAAAATACTATTATAATTATACTTAATATTTTTGAATAATTATCGGAAGTATTACTAATTTCTTCGGATATACTTTTATTTCCTAAAGAATTAAAAAAAAATATATATCCAATTATGACTGTTAATATAATTATGAATATAGCAGGATTTAAAACTAAATTATTTACATAGTTATACATATTTATAGGGTCAGTTGTTGTAGTTGTATTTACTTCCATATATATATTATAACGATGAAAAAGTAAATATATTAGTCTTTGTTTATTTTTCTATAAAACAAAACATATGCTTTTGGTGTTATTATTGTCGTAATATTCAATACTTCAGTAACTTCTGTATCATTAAAGTGATACCATTTATTATTTGCGTTCTTTATAAAACACGTATAATGCCCACCATAAACAGAACCTGTATGATTACATACACCATATAATTCATATATAAATGAATTTTTTTTATAACCGATTATATAGTCTGATAAATCCAAATTATTTATATTAAATGTAACTAGAATTTTATTTTTCATATTATTTGCCTTAAATCTTTTTAAATCGATAACTAAAATTTTTGGAAATGACCAAAACATTATTTTTTTTTTGATGTCTATTTTTTCTTTTATATCTTCATAATACCACGCGTTATCACCATCAAGAATTTCCCCATCAACATATAGATTAAAACAGTCAATAATAGATGGCTCTTTAATATTTTGTGGTATTGGTAAATCTATCATAAAATATGGTTCTGGTGTCTGTTGAATTATATCGCCTGTTTTTAAATTAATAATTTCTGAAACGTGTATTCCATAAAACATATTCCATATTTCTGAGTATTCATTGCTATACATATTTTTTATCATTTCAAAACATTTAATTGCTAAAAGGTCCGTATCATTTTCAGCATTTCCAGATATATTGATTGAAATTTTTCTAGAAATTGAATTGTGAAAACAGTCTATTACAAATAATAAAAATTCGGGTAAATCATTTTGTGAATAACCAGCAAATATATTCATATTTTTTTTCTCTGCAATTTGTTGAATTATATTTATAAATTTATGTGGTACAATAACAGAATTGTTATTATCCCATAATAATTTGCGCAACTCATCCCATTCTACTAATAAGTGCGAATCAATTATGTTATTTAGTTTTTGTTTATATTTTTCATTATTCAGAAAATTATTTAATTCATATGTATGAGAGATTATTTGCATACAAGAATTTAT